AATAATGCAGTTATACTTATTAATGGCGTATTCCAAGGACCTCAAGGAGCACAAGCAGAACTTGAAGATTACACTTTAGTTGAAAGTGCAGGTATCTCTAGCATTAGATTCACTGGAACTGCATCTTCTGTTGGATACGATGTTAATAATGCAAATATTCCTGTTGGTGGTGTAATTGTTTCTGTTGGTTCTACAACTGGATTTGGATTACAACCATTAGTTTCTGCTGGTGGTACTGCTATTGTCTCTACTGGAGGAACTATTTCATCCATCAGTATTGGTAACAGTGGTTCTGGTTATAGAATTGGAATTCAAACAGTCGTTAATGTTGGCGTTCAAACTTCAAGCACAGGAACTCCAAACATTGAGTTTATTGGAACTGCATCAGTCAGTAATGGTCACGTTATAGGAGTTACAATAACAAATCCAGGATCTGGATATACTTCATCAAATCCACCATTAGTTGTCTTTGATGATCCACTTTCATATACAAACATTCCTCTCATCTATAGTTCTTCTTCATTCCAAGGAATAGGAACTGAAGCAAAGATTGATGTTACTGTTGGTCAGGGGTCAAGTATAATTGACTTTACTATTAAGAATACTGGATATGGATATGGTCAAGGTGAAGTTTTAACTGTTGAAATTGGCGGTAATACTGGAATTCCTACTGATACCTCAAAACCATATTCCGAGTTCCAAATTACGATTGATAAAACTTATAATGATTTCTTCTCTGGTTGGGTTCTTGGTCAACTTGAAGTTCTTGATAGTTTTGAAGATTTATTTGATGGCACTACTAAGAAATTCCCATTAAAACTTGGCGGTGGTTTAGTTACTATTCGTGCAGCAAAAGGTTCAAATATTGATGTTAAATCAACACTTCTAATATTCCTCAATGATATTTTACAAAAACCAGGTGAAGCATATTACTTTGAAGGTGGAAGTGTAGTTGAGTTCAGTGAAGCACCAAAATCAGGTGATATGGTTAAGGTTCTATTCTACAAGGGTAGTGGTGATATTGATGTTGTTTTTAGAGATGTTCTTGAAACAATCAAAGTTGGAGATGAATTAACTCTGAACTATGAACCAGGATTTGGTCAAGGTCCTGGACTTCAGCAAGAAGAAAGAGTTGTTACTGGCATCAACACAACTGATTCACTTCAAACAAATCCATACTCTGGTCCTGGAATTACTACTGACGACACTCTGTTAAGACCCATTAAGTGGTGTAAGCAAACTTCTGATAAAATTATTAATGGAAGAATTGTCGGTAAGGATAGAATTCAGTATGAACCTCTCATCAATCCATCTTCTTACTTAATTAGTGCTGTTGGAGTAGGATCAACAACCATTTATGTTGATAATATCAAACCATTCTTTGATGCACAGAATGAAAGTCCTCTGCTAAGTTTCCAAAATAAAGTTACATTTATATCTCAAAATTCCTTAGTTGCATCTGCTGCAACAGCAGTAGTATCTTCTGCAGGAACTATTAGTTCTATTGATATTACCAATGGAGGGTATGGTTATTCATCAGCACCAATAGTTACTATCCAAAGTCCTGTTGGACTTGGTTCAACTTTAAGAGGTTCTGCAACTTCTACAATATCATCTGGTATTGTTAATTCTATTACTGTTACTGATCCCGGAACTGGTTATACAACTACAAATCCACCAGCAGTTCTTATTGAACCACCAACATTGTTAAATGAAACTGCAAATACATCTTCATACTCTGGTGATTCTGGTGTAATTGTTGGTATTGGTACAACATCAGCAGAAACTATATTTGATCTTTACATTCCTGCCGATTCTTTCTTAAGAGATGCAACTCTAGTTGGTTCTGCAATTACTGTAAGTCAAATTTCATCTGGCGACTTCTTTATTATATACAACTCAAATGTCGGAAATGCTTCAACTTCTATCAATTCTTTTAATTCTTCAAGTAACTTAATTGGTATAGGAACTCAATACATTGATAATGTCTATCAAGTTTCCTCTGCATCAAACATTGAAGTTAATATTACAGGTATTGGGACAACAACCGCTAGAAGAGTATATGTTAATTGTGGTATAACCAGTATATTTGACACCATTTATTCCGGATTTACTACATCAAATTATATTGGAAATTATAGTTGGGGCAAAGTAGTAGTTTCTGAACCATTGGAAAATGGAACTTTTGATTCTTATACCTTAAGAGGAATTGGTGGTATAACAACTTCTTCTTTCGTGAATAGAACATCTCCATTAAAGTATTTGAACTATACTTCATAACTAATAAATAAATAAAAACTCCCGTCAAATGGCTGCAATAATTACTGATCAACTTCGTATATTAAATGCAAAAAACTTTATAGCAGGAGTTGCTTCTACTAGTAACTCCTACTATTCGTTTGTTGGGTTACCAAATCCCACTGATTATAATACTGATTGGAACACTAGTCCACCTTCACCAGTGGATAATTTCAATCAGGAAAATAATCATTGGGATACAATGATTGCACTGAAAAAGATATCAAAAACTGATGTAAGACAAGTTATTAGAAAAATTACTTGGACTTCTGGTGTTACTTATGATATGTATCGTCATGATATAAGTGCAACTAATCCATCACAACCATCAAATGCAGTAGATTTATATTCAGCGAACTATTACGTACTTAATAGCGATTATAGAGTTTATATCTGTCTTCAAAATGGAACTTCACCAGAAAATCCATCGGGAAGACCTTCTCTTGATGAACCAACTTTTACTGACCTAGAACCAAGAGAAGCAGGAACAAGTGGTGATGGATACATCTGGAAGTATCTTTATACAATCAGTCCAAGTGATATTGTAAAGTTTGATTCTACAAATTACATGCCGGTTCCTCCTGACTGGGAAACTAGTTCAAGAGAAGCAGCAGTAAGAAATAATGCAACAACAAGTGGACAACTAAAGATTGTAACGATTACAAATAGAGGTGTTGGACTAGGAACTGCAAATAGAACCTATACAAGAGTTCCAATTAGAGGTGATGGTTCTGGTGCAGAAGCAACAGTTGTTATTAATAATGACTCAAAGGTAGAAAGTGTAACTGTCTCTAATGGTGGATCTGGATATACTTTTGGTACTTTAGATCTTGTTGGAGGTAATGTACCGACAGGAACAACTTCAGCAGTTTTCAATGTTATTATTCCACCTCAAGGAGGTCATGGTGCTGATGTTTATAAAGAACTAGGTGCATATAATGTTCTTTTATATTCCAGAATTGAAAATGATGCAGAAAATCCAGATTTTATTACAGGAAACCAAATTGCAAGAGTCGGTCTTGTAGAAAGTCCATTAAGTTATGATTCTGATAGCATTTTAACACTTGACAAAGCAAGTGCTGTTTATGCTCTTAAACTTAGTGGAATTGGTTATAGTTCTGTTGTCTTTAATGCAGATACCCAAATTACACAAACAATTGGTGTTGGATCTACTGCTTTTGGTAGAGTTATTTCATATGACCAAAGCACTGGTGTTCTAAAGTATTGGCAGGATAGATTCCATTGTGGTTTCAATACCAATGGAACTCAAAATCCTTCACCAACTTATGGATTTACCATGCACAGATTTACCTCTGACATTGGTAGTGGAGGATCTTTCAATATTTTAGGTGGAAGTGCAACTCTTGCAATTCAAACTACATTTGGAAGTTCAAGCAATCCAGGTATTAGTACCATAATAAATAGTAGGACATACTACTTGGGTCAACAATTTATTAAAGGTGTGTCTCAACCAGAAGTCCAAAAGTATTCTGGAAATATTATTTACGTTGACAACAGACCATCAATTACTCGGTCAACAAACCAAAAAGAAGATATCAAAGTTATTTTGCAATTCTAAGGAATTATGTCTCAAGAAACCAACCTCAACGTAGCTCCATACTTTGACGACTACAATGAACCTGTAATTGGTGGTAAAGATAATAACTACTATAAAGTTCTCTTTAAACCTGGATATCCAGTTCAAGCAAGAGAACTTACAACTTTACAATCAATTTTACAAAACCAAGTTGAGCAATTTGGTAACCACTTCTTTAAAGAAGGTGCAAAAGTAATTCCAGGTAATTTAACTTTTATTCAAAATTATTATGCAGTACAGGTTGAGAATAATTTCTTAGGTATTCCTGTATCGTTATATCTTGATAATTTAGTAGGTACACAAATTAGAGGTGAAAACTCTGGTGTTGTTGCAATTATCAGGAAAGTAATTACTGCAGAAGAATCGGAAAGAGGTAATATTACACTTTATGTTGACTATTATCAGTCAAATCAAAACAATCTCTCAACAAGAGATTTTGAGGATGGTGAGAATTTAATCACCGACTCAAATATTGCTTTTGGTAGTACTTTTATTTCTGCTGGAGAGGGATTTGCAAGAACAATCGCTTCTGATGCAACTGCGGTTGGTTCTGCATTTGCATTAGGGGCAGGTGTTTATTTTATTAGAGGTTACTTGGTTGATGTTGCAGATGAAACTCTGATTCTGGATCAATATACCAACACACCAAGTTATAGAGTTGGTTTTGATGTTATTGAAGAGATTATATCAGCGGATGTTGACTCTAATCTAAATGATAATGCTAATGGTTTTAATAACTTTGCAGCACCTGGAGCAGATAGGTTAAAGATAACGGCAAAACTATCAAAAAAACCTTTAGATTCATTTGATTATCCAAACTTCATTGAACTTGCAAACGTAAAAGATGGTGTTCTTAGAAAGATTAACAAGAACACTGAATATAATCTTTTAGCAGATGAGTTTGCAAGAAGAACCTTTGACGAATCTGGTGATTATTATATCAAATCATTTACTACTTTTTGCAAGGAAAGTTTAAATGATGGTAAAGGAAACAATGGAATTTATCTAGAAAATCAACAAACTTCATCGGGTCTTGCTCCATCGGAAGATCTGATGATTTATAAAATTAGTCCAGGTAAAGCATATATTAGAGGATATGAAGTCGAAACTATTTCTCCAGTTTTACTTGATGCACCGAAACCTAGAGCAACTAACCTAATTCAAAATCAAGCAGTTAACTTTAGTTTTGGTTCTTCTTTAACTTTAAATAGATCTTCAGGTGCTCCATCTATTGGAATTAATACATCTACAACTATTAGTTTAAGAAATCAAAGAGTTGGTTTTAGTTCATATGCTCCTGCTGGAAAAGAGATTGGAATCGCAAGAGTATATGACTTTGCTCTAGAATCTGGTTCTTATGAACTAGAGAATCAAAATATTAACAGATGGGATATTTCTCTATTTGATGTTCAGACATATGGTGATCTAACACTCAATCAACCTATTACACTAAGCACTCCGACTTATATTAAAGGTGATTCTAGCGGTGCTACTGCTTTCTTGAAAAATAATGTATCTGTTGGAACTGCACTAACAGTTTATCAAATTTCTGGAAACTTTATTAATGGAGAAAAACTAGTATTTGATAGCACAAATGATACTAGAGTTAGTATTGGTTTTACAAATTATGGAATTTCTGAAGTAAAATCTCTATATGCAAATGTAGGTGCATCAAAAACTTTTTCTGCTGATACTTTACAGTCAGTTTCTTCACTAATTGGTAACGGTAACGCTTCTATCTCTGGTTTTTCTGCTGGTGTTGCAACAGTAACCAGTCCAACAGTTGCTTTTCCTGGAATTGTTACTACTGGAAACTTAATTCAATACACTAGACCTAATTTAACCGTTAAATCATTTGCAAAGGTTGACCAAGTTCTAACAAATTCTCTCGTTATCAGTGGTGTTACAACAGTAACTGGGATTTGTGATGGTGGAATTTCTGGCACGGCACTTGATGTAAATGATCTTTCAGTTCTTTATACTCGCATACAAACAACTCAAAATAATGAGAGATTGTTTGCTCCCCTCCCAAAAGTAAATGTCGAATCTGTAGACCTTTCCAATTCTTCTTTAATTGTTAGAAGAGAGTTTGATGTTACTATTACAAACAACTCTTCAAATACTTTAACTTCAGGAACTAATCAGGTATTTTTACCATTTGATGAAGAAAGATATGTACTTTCAAGATCAGACGGAACCTTAGAAGTTCTAACAGATGATAAGTTTCAATTCACTGTAGGTTCAACCCAACTTGTAATTAATGGTCTTGGATCGGATGACACTGGGGCAAAACTCATTGCTACATTAAGAAAGGAATCTGTTACCTCAAAAACTAAGAGAAAGTCATTTGTTGATTCTTTGATTGTAGATAAGTCAAAGTATGACTACTCTGGAACTGGGTCAACCACCAAAAATGATGGATTGGTTTATGGTTCATATCCATTTGGTACTAGAGTTCAAGATGAAAAAATCTCCTTGAATGTTCCAGATGTAATCAAAATTCATGGAATTTATGAGTCAAATGATACTTCAAATCCTGTTTTACCTAATCTAACTGTAGGATCACTAGATGGGCCCACAGCGAAAACTGATGATTTAATTTTGGGCGAAGAGTTTGTAGGAACTGTGAGTGGCGCAAGAGGTATCTATGCTGAGCAATTAAACAGCAGCAAAATATCTTTTGTATATCTAAACCAGAATGTTTTCCAAGAAGGAGAAGTAGTTGAATTCCTAGAATCCGGTGTAAATGGAATTGCATTCACCTTAAATCAAGGAAGCAGAAACATTACAGGTGACTTTAATTTCTATAATGGACAAACTCTAACTCATTATGATTATAGTTACGTTCAAAGAAAACAAAATATAAAAGAACCAACAAGAAAAATTAAAGTTGTTTATGCTAGAGGATATTATGAAACCTCTGATACTGGAGATGTAACCACTGCAAGTTCTTATGATGGATTTGATTATGGAACAGAAATCCAATCAGTAAAAGGATTTAGAAATACTGACGTATTAGATGCTAGACCTAGAGTTAGTAACTTTACTGTTTCTTCTGGATCAAGATCACCATTCGAGTTTGATGGAAGATCATTTACTGGAGGAAATCATAGTACAAGTTATGTTTTGGCATCCGATGAATCTGAAACTTTATCATTTACTTACTATCTACCAAGAATCGATAGAATTTATCTAACCAAAGAAGGAATATTCCAATTAAAAGTTGGAGAACCTGCAGATAATCCAAAACTTCCAGAAGAAGTTTCAAATGGATTAAATATTGCTAATATTGCATTACCTCCTTATCTTTATGATGTTAAAGATGCTGAGGTAACATTTGTTGATCATAAGAGATATCAAATGAGTGATATCTTTAGGTTGGAAAATAGAATTAAGAATCTTGAATATTATACAAGTTTGTCTCTCCTTGAGAACAATACAGCAAACCTCTTTATTTCTGACTCCGTAGGACTTAATAGATTTAAGTCAGGATTTTTAATTGATAATTTCTCATCTGTTGGTGTTCAAGATAACACAGTAGGTGTAAAGAATAGTTTGGATCTTCAAAATGGTCACCTAAGACCATCTCACTATACAACTACACTAAATCTTGAACTTGGATCTGATGCCATTGCTGGCATTGGTACAACTACAAATGCAAGTCAAGATCAAAATTACTTAAGTAATATACTTGGAACTAATATTAGAAGAACTGGAAGCGTTTTAAGTTTAGATTATAATGAGGTTCTTTGGGTAGAGCAGCCTTTTGCAACAAGAGTTGAAAATGTAACTCCATATCTTGTAAAAACTTGGGAAGGATCTATTGAACTTGAACCAACTGTTGATGTTTGGATTGATGTAAATCGTCTTGAACTCAGAGACGTTAGAATGGAAGGTTCATTCCTTGGTGTTGCTGAAGCACTGAGGGCAGAAGTTACAGATCAGGCAGATGGATCAAGATTGGGTGTAAGTCCTATCATTTGGAATTCTTGGGAAACCAATAACATTCGTCAGGATCTTGGACTTACTCTAAGTGCAAGTATGTCTTCATCCTCTAGCACCACTGATGTGGGTGGAGGAAGACAAGAAACATCTACAACAACTAGCATTGATATTGGTGGAAGTGTAAGT